TACAATATCAAGTGATGCAAGGTTTGGTATATTATCTAAAACAGGAGCTGATGCTAAGAAAATGTTTACTGACAAAGTTGTACCTATATCGATTAATTATCCTTTCTTTTTTAGTCCTATTCAGGACGGTATGGATAGGCCAAAATCCGAGCTTGCATATAGAGTTCCAGCTTCTAAGTTCACTAGAAAGAAGATTACAACAAACGAAAAGCTAGAAGATTTAGAGGGGTTAGATACAACTATAGACTGGAAGAATACAGGTGACAATAGCTATGACGGTGAAAAATTAAAGCTTTTAGTACATGATGAGAGTGGTAAGTGGGAAAGACCCGATAATATATTAAATAACTGGAGAGTTACAAAAACATGTTTACGATTAGGTAGTAGGATAATAGGTAAATGTATGATGGGCTCAACATCTAACGCATTAGACAAAGGTGGAGAAAACTTTAAAAAATTATATGGAGCATCAGACGTTACTAAGCGAAACAGAAATGGACAGACAGCGTCTGGCTTATATTCTCTTTTTATCCCAATGGAGTGGAACTACGAAGGATTTATTGATGAGCACGGAAGCCCAGTCTTCGATACTCCGGATCATGAAGTCTTCGATCCACATGGGGAATTAATAGATATAGGCGTTGTAGATAGTTGGCAAAACGAAGCCGATGGTTTAAAAGGAGATCAAGATGCTTTAAACGAATTTTACAGACAGTTTCCAAGAACTACTGAACACGCGTTTAGAGATGAAACAAAGAATAGTATATTTAACTTAGTTAAAATATACGAACAAATAGATTACAACGAAGATCTTTCTACAACTTTGCCAATAACAACTGGTAATTTTCAGTGGATTAATGGTGTTAAAGACACTAACGTTATATTTTATCCAGATCCAAAAGGTAGATTTAAAGTAAGTTGGACACCGACTATGCAGTTACAAAACAACGTTATTATTAAAAACGGTGTTAAATACCCAGGCAACGAACACATGGGTGCTTTTGGTTGTGATAGCTACGATATATCAGGAACTGTAGATGGTGTAGGGTCTAAAGGTGCTTTACACGGACTAACTAAGTTTAGTATGGAAGAAGTACCGTCAAATATGATATTTTTAGAATACCTAGCGAGACCACAAACCGCAGAGATATTCTTTGAAGACGTTCTAATGGCACTAGTATTTTACGGGATGCCTATACTCGCAGAGAACAATAAACCTCGTCTATTGTACTATTTGAGAAGGCGTGGTTACAGAGGTTTTAGTATGAATAGACCTGATAAAGTATGGAATAAACTATCTACAACGGAAAAAGAAGTTGGTGGTATACCTAACTCAAGTGAGGATATAAAGCAAGCACACGCGGCGGCCATTGAGATGTATATACAAGACCACATAGGTTTAAAGCAAGATGGTAGCTATGGCGATATGTATTTCAACGACTTACTTAACGATTGGGCTAGATTTGACATAAACAAAAGAACAAAATATGATGCCGCTATTAGCTCTGGACTAGCAGTTATGGCTTGTAATAGGCATCTTTATAGGCCAAATGCAATAGTGCAAAGACCTAAACTAAACATAAATATTGCCAAGTATTCAAACAAAGGCAATACATCTAAATTAATTAAAAAATAAATATGGCAGAGTCTGTTGTAAAAAGTTATTTTCCATCACAAGTCGTTAGCGATAGTGAAAAAAACTCAAATGAATATGGGTTAAAAGTAGCTAAAGCTATTCAACACGAGTGGTTTCATGTTGATAGAGGTTCTAATAAACACAGAACTAATCACAATAATTTTCATAAACTTAGGTTGTACGCTAGAGGCGAACAGTCAATACAAAAATATAAAGACGAACTGTCTATAAACGGTGATTTATCTTATCTTAATTTAGACTGGAAACCAGTACCTATTATATCTAAGTTTGTAGATATTGTTGTAAACGGTATATCAGAAAGAACATATGACATAAAAGCATATTCACAAGACCCCTATGGTGTTGCTAAAAGAACTGAGTACATGAAAGATATTACAGACGACATGAAGTTAAAAAGTCTTGCTGAAAAAACACTTTCAACAACTGGTTTTGAAATAAGAAAAAACGACCCAGCAACTCTTCCAGAAACAATGGAAGAACTACAGCTTCACATGCAACTAACGTATAAACAGTCTGTAGAGCTAGCAGAGGAACAAGCTATAAATGTTTTAATGGAGGGTAATAGATATGAGTTGATCAAAAAAAGATTTTTTTATGATTTAACAGTTTTAGGTATTGGCGCGGTAAAAACAAGTTTTAACACACACGAAGGTGTTACTATTAAATATGTTGATCCAGTTGATTTAGTTTATTCTTATACAGAGTCACCTTATTTTGACGACATATATTATGTTGGTGAAGTAAAAAACATACCTATTAATGAGCTTATTAAGCAATTTCCTAACTTAACAACTTCAGAACTAGAAGACATAGTAAAAAACAAGTCACATAACAAAAACAACTATAACACCAACCACTCTTCATCCACAAACGACAACAACAAAGTGCAAGTGTTGTACTTTAATTACAAAACTTACAATAACGAAGTTTACAAAATAAAAACAACAGGTAGTGGAGCTTCTAAAGCTATTGAAAAAAATGATACTTTCAACCCACCAAAAGACGTAGAGTCATTTGAAAAACTAGCAAGAAGAGTAGAGGTTTTATACGAAGGTGCTATAATATTAGGTACTGACAAAATACTAAAGTGGGAGCTAGCTAAAAACATGATAAGACCTAAAAGTGATTTTACTAAGGTTAAAATGAATTACAATATAGTTGCCCCTAGAATGTACAAAGGTAGAATTGAATCACTTGTCGGTCGTATAACTGGCTTTGCTGATATGATACAGTTAACTCATTTAAAGCTACAGCAAGTATTATCACGCATGGTGCCAGACGGTATTTATCTTGACGCTGATGGTTTAGCAGAAGTAGATTTAGGCAATGGTACAAACTACAACCCGCAAGAAGCTTTAAACATGTTCTTTCAAACAGGATCTGTAATTGGTAGATCGTTTACTTCTGAAGGTGACATGAACCCAGGTAAAGTGCCTATCCAAGAAATACAGTCAGGTTCTGGTGGTCAGAAAATGCAAAGTTTAATTGGAACATACAACTACTATCTGCAAATGATTAGAGATACTACCGGGCTTAACGAGGCTAGAGATGGTAGTATGCCAGATAAAAACGCTTTAGTTGGTGTACAAAAGTTAGCTGCCGCAAATAGTAACACAGCAACAAGACATGTATTACAGGCTGGTTTATTTTTAACATCGGAGGTTGCAGAGTGTTTGTCACTCAGAATATCCGACATTATAGAATACTCACCAACAAAAGATGCGTTTATACAACAAATTGGTGCTCACAACGTTGCAACGCTTGAAGAAATTAAAGAGTTACATTTATATGATTTTGGTATATTCATAGAGTTAACACCTGACGAAGAAGAAAAACAAATGTTAGAAAACAATATACAAGTTGCATTGTCAAAAGAAAACATTGAACTAGAGGATGCTATTGATTTAAGAGAAATTAAAAACGTAAGGCTAGCAAATCAATTGTTAAAAATAAGAAGAAAGAAAAAACTAGCTAGAGACCAGCAAATGCAACAACAAAATATTCAAGCTCAATCACAAGCTAACATACAAGCACAACAAGCTTCTGCTCAAATGGAACTTCAAAAAGAACAAGCTAAAGCGCAAACACAAACTCAGCTTGAGCAAATGAAAGCTCAATTAGAAGCTCAAAAAATGCAGCAAGAAGTAATGCATAAAAAAGAGCTTATGCAATTAGAGTTTGATATGAATATGCAGTTAGAGCAAATGAAATCTCAGACAGTAGGTCAAAAAGATAAAGAAAAAGAAGATCGTAAAGATCAAAGAACAAAAATTCAAGCAACTCAACAAAGTGAGATGATTGACCAAAGAAATAATCAAAAACCACCTAAAAACTTTGAGTCAGCAAGTAATGATATAATGGGTGGGGGTTTTGATTTAGGTGCCTTTGATCCTAGATAACAATTATTAATTATTATTATATTATATTATG